GATAAATAATCTATTAAAACGCAGTCTGAACTTGAAATATTAATACACAAAAAAATTAACTTTTTTAAAGAAATAATACAAAAAACATTGATTCATATTCAGCAAAGTAAATATTATGATGTTTTAGCAATAAGTGATGTTACATATTGTCTTGATAAATTGGAAAATATAAATAAAAAGATAGATGATACTGTATCTTTAATAGATATTAATAACTCTGATAATGTTATTAATCATTTGCAACTCATAAATAATGAGTTATCTGCATTATTAAAAAGTTATGGAACCATGAATTTAGATGATTTGCTATGTATTTGTTTTGGTAATAACAAATTGTATTATACAGAAGAAGAAACTTTGAAATTTAAATTATTACAAAAATACTTTCACCCAACCGGATATAAAGTGTTTAATAAAAAGGAAAATAAAAAAGAATTCAAAAAGGAATCTACAGTTACCAAGACAGAAAACAAAAAAAATGATAAAGAAGAAGATATTAACAAAAAAATGTCTAATGTGTCATGTCTTGAGGTAGATGATGACGGGGGGAAAACCCCTTTTCATATGAAAGTATATGGGATAAAAACATATTTTTATGATGATACCATAGATAAAGGATTAATTATTTATGGAATAATAGATGATATTATGGTTGATTTTTGTAACAATGAATTTATCCAAAAGAAAAAAAAGGAAATATATGATAATATTCCAAGTGAATTTTTGACACAAAAGGATACCTTTCATTATTTTATAGAGTCTCTTATACTAAAAGATTATTTGATTTACACATGTAAAGAAATATATCAACATTTTTCTGGATATATAAGTCAAATAGCAAAAATAAAACAAACAACGATACCGCAAAAAATAAAGGAATTTCTCTCTGCAGAAATGTTTACGAAACGTATTTATTTATTGCATTTATTGATGAGTCGTGAAAATTACGAGAACCAATATTTTGCTTATATACTATATGATTTGCTTTCAAGTGATGTAAATGGAAGTGTAGATACACAGGAACAAATTACAATTTTTAATAGTTTTCCTTGGTTTATCAAAAAACAGTTTTTTGAGTCAATGAAAAATACAGTACAATATGCGAATGATTTGACCACTGTCAACACGAATAAAATACCATTAGAACAACAAATCTCTCTGATGAAATGTCCTGAAATAGTAAAAGAAAAGGCAGTGCTTAAGTTGAAAGAAGTCAAGTCAAAATCAGAAGATTCGGGCACAAAAGCGCGTCAATATTTGGAAGGTTTAATTAAAATCCCATTTGGTATTTATCGCAAAGAACCTATTTTGAATGCAATGAATAATATTAAAATAAAATTTAAAGAATTTTATAAAACACATAAAATAAATAAACTTTTACCCGATATTTCTTCCAAAGATTCGTATACAAGTATAGAAATTATGAAATATATTGATACAATAAGTACGCATTACCAACCATCAAATACACCTTCATCGGTAAATATTAAAAGCAAGAAAAATAAAATTATTCTTACTGATTTGGCAGGGATTCAAACAGATTTGACACAAATACAAAAATCAATATCTCAAATTACAGATATTATGAATAAATCTGTTCATGGGCATACAAATGCAAAAAAACAAATAGAGAGAATAATTGGGCAATGGATAAATGGAGACCACGAATCCGGATATTGTATTGGGTTTGAAGGCCCTCCCGGGGTAGGTAAAACAACCCTTGCAAAAGTTGGGTTATCCAATATTTTAAAAGATACAGATGGTTCTAATCGTCCATTTGCATTAATACAGTTGGGCGGTGAATCAAGCGGTTCTACTCTGCACGGGCATAATTACACATATGTTGGCTCTACATGGGGTTCCATTGTTCAAATACTTATGGATAAAAAATGTATGAATCCAATTATATTAATAGATGAAGTAGATAAAATAAGTAAGACGGAGCAAGGTAAAGAAATAATTGGTATTTTAACTCATTTATTAGACCAAACACAAAATGATTGTTTTCAAGACAAATATTTTTCAGGGATTGATTTAGATTTATCTAAAGCGCTGTTTATTCTCTCTTATAATGATGCCCAGCTTATTGATAAAATATTATTAGACCGAATTCATAGAATCAAGTTTGGGAATCTTACTTTGGAAGAAAAAGTCTATATTTCCATTCATTATGTGATGCCTGAAATTTCTAAAAAATTTGGATTGGAAAATATGTTTGAGATTGACGAATCTGTTTTTAAATTTATTATACAAGAGTATACAAATGAACCAGGAATTCGTAAATATAAAGAAATATTATTTGAAATAATAGGAGAAATTAATTTGGATATATTAAAAAATGGTGTTTCGTATGACCTTCCTATTAAAATATCTATTGAGGATATTAAAAATAAGTATTTTAAAGACAAACATGAAATGAAACATAAAAAAATACATGCATCTAGTGAGGTTGGTGTAATAAACGCATTGTGGGCAAATGGTATAGGCCAAGGCGGGGTATTGCCCTTACAAGTAAAATTCGTACCTTCTAATACATTTTTAGAATTAAAATTAACTGGTTCGCTAGGAGATGTAATGAAAGAATCTATAAATGTTAGTTTAACAACTGCGTGGAATTTAACGACACCATCAGTTCAAGCAGAATTAATTAAAAAGTATAATGATATCAAAAACAACAAAGTTTACGGAATTCATGTACATTGTCCGGATTGCGCAACACCTAAAGATGGACCTTCTGCTACTACTGCATTTACCGTTATTATTTATAGTATTTTTAATAATTTGAAAATCAAGAATTATTTTGGAATTACGGGAGAAACTAGTTTTGATTATCAATTGACAGAAATTGGTGGATTAGAACAAAAAATATTGGGAGGAATACAAGCAGGAATTACTGAATTCATTTATCCCACAGAGAATGCAAAAGATTTTATGCTTTTTATGGATAAATACAAAAAAAATGATGTTATTAACGGAATTCAATTTCATGGTGTAGATACTATTTCCAAAGTATTAGAGTTAATCGTGGATAAATAAAAACAAGAAAACAAGATGAAATTTATAATAATAAATTATTTTATTATTATATGAATAGTAATATGAATACAGTTGGCGCAGGAGGTATTCCTGTTGCAAAGGAACCTCTTAAATTATTTCAACCATTCAATATTATCGTGTTTTTATCCTTTTTCTCTCCCATTATTGTTGCGATAAGTATGGTTTCTATGTCTTTTGTTTTTAAGAATTTTAAGGGGTTTATCTTTTTAGGATTTCTTTTAGGTGTTTCTCTTGTAAGAAGTTATGTATATTCTTTGTATGGCGCCGCATCTCTTCCAATAGGTGATTCTATTTGTAATTCGGTTCAATACACCAAATATGGAAATGCAACCTTTAGCGCTTTTGTATTTGCATTTACAATGATGTATTTGTTTTTACCCATGTTTATAAACGGGGAAACCAATTTTTGGGTCATTTCTTCTCTAGTAACATATTTTATATTTGATATATCCATTAAAACATTTAAGAAATGTATTGTCAGCATGAGTGAATTATTTTTAAATATATTAACTGGACTTGCGTCTAGTGCATTAATTGTGATTTTAATGTATTCGGGGGGGTCTTCTAAATATTTATTTTATAATGAAGTGGTTAGTAATAGTGAAACCTGTAGCATGCCAAGTAAACAAACTTTCAAATGCCAAGTCTACAAAAATGGGGAACTTATTGGATAGGGAACTTATTGGATAGGGAACTTAATGAATAATTTAATTTATGAAGTAATATATTTTTTGTTTATTGAAAATGTTTTATGTTATTTATTAGCCATTGTCTAAAACCTTTAATCACAAACTGACGTTGGAATGATTCATTTAACATTTGCATATTTCCTTTTGTATTATAAACATTTATAAATCTATTATATACCTGTTCAATATTATTGTTTTTGTATTTTTCAGTCTCTGCATAATTAAACAGTGCCTTTTTCTTTCTGACATTCACCATATTGTGAAAAATATATAACATATTTTTAAAATCCTTTTTATTTGTTATTTGAGTTAGTTTTATTTTAGAAAAATACTGTGTTGCATGTGCAGCACATTCTGGACACGGTAAATAAGCAGATATTCGTTTAATATGATGCAAAAGTGGTGGAAATAACTGATTAAATTCTTCTTCCTTTATTTTTTCTGCTAATGTATGAAATAAGGTCCAAATAGGGGGTCCCCAAACTTCTGGCCCAGGCATTATTATATATATTTTAAACATATAATAATTGTATAGATATTTCACAATTATAATATGTATAATAAATTAAAGATACTTCGCAAATATAATATATATGAAGTATAATACAGAAAATAATATTGATTTTTTTTCTGAATTATATAAATCGTTAGATACAATAGAAACACAAGAAAAAACAGATGATGATGATAATTATTGTTTAATTAGTGGAGAATTGTTAATTGATAGATTTGTTACTATGAAATGTGGCCATAAATTTAATTATGCGCCATTGTTTAATGATATTATGCATCATAAACTGAAATTTAATTCACTGGAATCTAATAATAAATTAAAATGTGATGAAATACGATGCCCATATTGCAGACATAAACAAAACGAAGTATTACCTTACTATGAAGATATGAGTTTTGAAAAAATGAATGGGGTAAACTTTTATTCTCCTGAACTACCAGAAATAAAAAATTATTATAATTATCACAAATGTGAATTTAAAAAAGAAAATCCATATTTTGATAATACACTTGAGGAAAGTTATTTGAATAAAAAAATGGTTGAATGTTATTATAATGGAACTGCTTTAAACAAATATAATGATACAAAATGTTATTGTTACAAACATACAAAGACAATGATATCTAAATATAAATTAGAAATATATACTAAGACAAAAGAAGATGCACGAAAAGTAAAAGAAGAAATAAAGATGAAAAAAGAAGCTGATAAAAAACTAAAAGAAGAGGCAAAACTACAAAAGGCGCAAGAGAAATTGGAAAAAAAAGCGGCTAAACCTACTAAAAGGGTTAAAAAAATTGTAAATTTAGAGGATGAAAATGTGGTTATTTCTTCTGATATAACAATTGAGACTGAAATAATGCCCATAAATTTGAATAAATGCAATGTTATATTAAAATGTGGAATTAACAAGGGAAAACAATGTATGGGCAATATTTTCAAGGAGTCATTATGCAAACGACATTATACTATATCTAATCCGCAGGTATAATAATATAAATATATTTTGTATACTATAAATTTGTATACTATAAATTTGTATACTATAAATTTGTATACTATAATTTTTATAATATATTTTTCAAGGATATAAATATAAAAATATACCTAATATATATTTTTATATGGAAACAAAGGAACAATTAATGGTAAATATTAAACAATGGATTGCAATGGATACGGAAATTTCAAAATTAAAACTGCAAATGAAAGAAATTCAAAACAAGAAAAAAAATATTACACAGGAATTATTGCAAGTTATGAAGACAAATTCAATTGATTGTTTTGACATAAATGGAGGCGCATTAATATACAAACAAAATAAAGTGAAAAAGCCGATTAATGGCAAAACACTTCTTGCTGCATTACATAATTATTATAAGGATGATACCAAAATGGCCGAGGAGATAACCAAACATATTTTAGATAATCGTGAAGAACAAGTGAAAGAAGTTATAAGACGAAAAATAGATAAATAATTGAAATTAGGAGGGAGCAGATAATTTATATATAATTTTAAAATAACTATATAAATATATAAATATGAAATGAACTAACAACTATATGGAGGAAAATAAATACGAATATAAAGCAATAAACGACTTATTAATTAGTCCATCTGATAGTTCTCTTTATTTACAAAATAAGTTCCCGCATTCAGATTCAGATGAGAAAAAACTTGTAAACTTGTGTATTTATCAAGTAGTTCAAGGAAACTATAGTCCGTTTTTAACCTTTTTGTTGCAAAAAAACATAACCCAAGATGTTACAACGGTGAGTTTCCCTTCTATGCCTTTAACGAATTCTATGATATTTGAAAATGACTGTTTTTTAGATAATACAATTGAATACATTCAATTATTATTGATGACTAAATTTATTGATGTAAACGAAGAAGATATTATTGTAAATGGATTATGTGAACATGAGTCAAATACATATGTTTTTATTGATATAACTAAATGCAAAATAGATATTTATGATGTATATGCAAAAAATCATTTGTGGTTTTGTCTAATAGACGAAATCGTAAATAGTGGACACATATGCAATATTAAAATAAATTCTAGGGTGAGTGATTTTTTTATTGAAAATAAAGACTTTATGTTTTTGCATAATACCGAAAAAGATGAAAAATACGAAATCCCAATGGTTGCATATGTTGGAAAAGAAGTAAGTAAATTAAATTTTACTTATATTTTTGGTGTTGCTAAAGCAGGGAATCAGTCTATTATGGGTCCATATTATTATTTTACTAATTATAAAAATGCGGTGTCGCAGGGAGCGACTATTATAAATGATAATGGGCAATACAAAAAAGGAGGAATTATCCGATTTGCAATCTTTTTAGGTAACTTGTCTTTAAAACTAAATAATGTAGAAGATGATGTAGATATGTCTGAAACAAAGATGGAGAGATTGACAGATAATAAATTATCACAATTATATGAACAATTGACCAATCGTATATCAGATCATAACGGAAGTTGGAATGAAGAATACGATAGTGTATATTTACCTAATATTATATTGGATAATGGAGAACATTTAAAAGAAAGTGTTACTTATGTATTAAAAAATTACAACCAACAACACTCATTAAGTTATCATTATATAGATACAAAAACATTAGAGACGGGAAAATATTCTATAATATAATGTGTAATATAATATAATGTCTACTATAATGATAACTAAATAATATCTTCAATAGAAAAAAGCAATTTAAATATACTTTTGTATTATATTTAAATGTCTTGTAAGTATTTTATTTTGTCAAAACCAATAAATAAAGATGTTGGGTATGATGATGAAAATAAAATCATTTATATAAACTCAACCAGCTATATTTTACCGGAACCAAATATGACTTATTATATTCAAAATGGATTATTTGAAAAACATTTAATTGAATGGTCTAAACAATTCTGTAGAAAAGATAAAAACATGTTAGATATTGGAGCGCATTCTGGGACATACACAATTAGTTTAGCTCAACACTGTAATCATATATATTCTTTTGAGCCTCAAAAAATGACGTATTATTCTTTGTGTGGAAGTGTTGCATTGTCTAATATTACCAATGTTACTTGTCTTAATATTGGATTAGGGTCTGAAGAACAGGTAGGGACTAAATTGCTAAATATTGTTAGTTTAGATGGTGGAGGCTCTACACTTCATTCAAATAATCACACTACTATTTTAGCAAGCGAAGAAATTGAAATAAGAACACTAGATAGTTTAAATATTACAAATATAGGGTTTATAAAAATAGATGTGGAGGAAAATGAATTGGACGTTTTGAGATTTTCTCAAAATACATTAAAAAATTCAAATTATCCAAAAATTTTATTTGAATCAAATACTACAAATAACAATTTATTTTCATTTCTTATTGAGATGCAGTATAATATTATTAAACTGACGGGTACTAGTAATATGTTTTTAGCATCTTATAAAAACGAGGTCTAAAAAATATTTTATTTTATTTTAGTTATATATGAAAAATTCAAATATAACTAGTTTGATCGGCGTAGCTGTTTTATTATTTTACAGTGTAAGCAAAATTCTTCAATTTTATGGTATAGGTGAAAGTGTTTATGGTGTATACATGTTATTTTATATTTTTATTATTGCATTGATTGTGGTTTTGCCAAATAATTATCCAGATATTGTATAAGTCGGTTGTTCTTTAAGCTGATTTATGAATATAATAAAAAATTGAACTAAAGATATGCGCATATAAGATATAACATAAATATAATCATGGAAAAACGCTTAAACAAAAAAGCAGAATTATATGTTACTACATTCAAGGATAAAATAAGAGACAAGGCTGCGGAATTAAATATGACCAAGCATGATGATGTGAATAAATTAATTCAGTATATTTATGATTATGACCGATTAACTTTTGATAAAGATGATTTAATTAAACGAAAACGAGTTAAAAATGTAGTGCCTTTCTTTGATAGATGTTGCGCGAAAAGAGCAAATGATGAGCAGTGTACGCGAAGAAAAAAAGAGGGCAGTGAATATTGCGGAACACATTTAAAAGGCTCTCCCCATGGAATTTTTGAATCGTCTACAAATGATAATAATGCGCAAATGCAAAAAGTGGAAGTTTGGGCACAAGATATTCAGGGGATTATTTATTATATTGATAAAAATGGGAATGTGTACGAAGCAGAAGATATTGTCATGAATAAAGTAGACCCAAAAATTATTGCCAAGTATACTAGAACCGGAGAAGAATTTAGTATTCCGGATTTTCAAATTTAACTTGTTGTATTGTTGTATTTGTATTAAGGCTTTGAATATTTTATAAATAAAAAATTTTATAAAATAAAAATGTGTATATTTTCCGACTTGCTGGATTTGAACCAGCGACCTATTGATACCTTTATAAACTTCTACAGTCAATCGCTCTGCCAACTGAGCTAAAGCCGGGAATGAGTAACAGATTAGTATTCTATTCTTTACTACTATAATTTATAATATTGTATTTAAGTTCTTTTTTATTTATATATTTTAAAGTACAATTGTAAAATACAAAAGGTACAACTGTAATATACAAAAATATATATTGAATAATACAATATAAAAATAAATAAATAATATTAATAATGAAATTTATTCATCTTGGATATTTAACTGCTGTTTCGGTAAATGCGTTTAAAAACAGTTTTAATCCCATACCGCATAACGCACTTTTAAATAATCCGCGAATGTTTCTTCATATGAAAAAAGAGAAAAAAATAAATTTTCATTCTGTATATACGCCCAAAAATGCGAATCAACAATTATATGTAGATTATTTGAACAACCCAAATACAAGTATTATTGTTTCCATTGGTCCTGCCGGAACTGGTAAAACCATGTTTGGGTGTATCAAGGCAATTAAAGATTTACAGTGTGGAAATATCAATAAAATTATTATTACTCGTCCACTTGTAACCGTAGAAGAAGAACTTGGGTTTTTGCCAGGAGATATTTTGAAAAAGATGGACCCGTGGACGAGACCTATTTTTGATATTTTTTTAGAACATATCTCAAAGACTGAATTAAATACGATGTTATACAATGGCGTAATTGAGATTTCTCCGTTGGCGTTTATGAGAGGAAGAACATTTAAAAATGCGTTTATTATTGCAGATGAGATGCAGAATAGTTCGCCAAATCAAATGAAAATGTTGACTTCGCGGTTGGGAGAGAATACTAAAATGGTTATTACGGGTGATTTAAAGCAAACTGATAGACAAATCAACAATAATGGTTTGTACGATTTTATTACCAAATACAAAGCATATAATACATTTATGAATGAAACTGAATCAGAATATATCCGTATTGTTGAGTTTGAAACAACTGATATTGAGAGAAGTGTTATTGTGGAAAAAATCATCAATATGTATAATTTTGGGGAGACTGCGAATACAAAAACAGAAAATAAAGAGTGTGTAAAGTGTGCGACCCCTAAAAATAATGACTGTGCCATTATTCCATTAAATTTGATTCCGCGTAACGAGAATCACCCGAAAGAGAATCCACCGAAAGAGAATCCAAGGAAGCCTCGTAAGATATGGGAACAAGAGATAAGTAGTTAAGTATAAATAAAAATATTTGTAAAATAAAAAAATATTTGTAATATACAAATGTACCATACTATAATAGTAACTATGAATTCAAATGAAATAGATATAAATGAATGGATAGTTCATAATATTTTATTGGGGTTTGAACATATTTATATATACGACGATAATAGTAATCCATCTATAAAAGAAATAATAGATGAACTGCCAAAAAATATAAAAGAGTGCGTGACAATATATCGTTTAGATAGTCATTATGAGATAAATAAAGGCGAATATTCAAGTGATGAAGGTGAAAATTTATTATATTTTGATGAAAATGTTTATAATAAACATAAATGGAATAAACAAAGATACTTAATGAATTATTTTTTATTAAAGAACAGAAATATATCAAAATATTGTTTTTTTTGCGATATAGATGAATTTATTTATTTACAAGACGATAATTCAATAGTTGATTATTTATGTAAAATGAGTGAATATGATATAATATATATTCCATGGATATATTATGGTACATCATATAAAATAGAAAAACCAGATGGATTATTAATAGACCATTTTAGATGTTGTAGAGATAAGTACCACTGCGGCAAATCAATAATAAAGATGGACAAAGTAGAAGAGATATTGTGTATTCACGAGATCAATAATGATAGCAAATACAATCGTTATGAGTATGATAAGGATGCCGAACTGTTTAGTTTACCGGTACATATAAATCATTATATAACAAAATCATATAAATCTGTTTTAAGAAAAAAAAAAGAACACTGTTTAGGTCAAACTAATGAGTTTTATAGATCCATTCCGGATATTCTAGGATTGGGATACGTCTTAAATGGAATTCGTAATAAACATATAATGAAAAAATATGTAAATAAAATAAATAGTATATTAAATAAGGTATTAATTGATACAGAAGTGGATTATGAGAGTTATTCAAACAGTCTTATTTCTGTAAATGGAGTTATATTAACGCATGATTATATAGATAAACACGGAAATATAGAATTAATAAATGAAATAATAAATAGTGATGATGTGAAATATATAATAATTTGATTTAACATGATTTTTATATTTTAGTAAAATTTATTGAAATATAAAGACGGGATTTATTTGGTGATTTTATTTTTGTGTCTGTGTCTGTTTTGGCATATGGCATGCACCTTGTTTTCTATCATGTATTCATTCAAGTCCCGAATTAACTCCTGTTGGCGGGCCAGAGTTAAATCCTTC